GCAAAGTTATAGGCTTTAAGATGTACTGGTACGTAAAGGATGAGGCAGGGCTAATGAAATCTTACAAAGAACTACAATCTGCTAAGGTTGGGCGCACCAAAAGGCAGAAAGGTGAAACGGATACTATAATAGAAAATTAGTGTTTCCATGATACACCTAGTATACAGGTGAAATCGAACGATACGATACGGGGGGGGATACCATATGAAACACACCGCAGGAACAGCCGCTAAAGCGGTCGGAAAGACTAAGTCTACAATAACTAAAGCTATAGCCAGTGGAAAATTATCCGCCATAAAAAATGATAACGGTGCATGGGAAATAGACGTAGCTGAATTACATCGAGTGTATCCCCCCTCCCCCACTGAAACGGTAGAAATCGAACAGTACGATACCCCCAAAAGAAACACTGAAAACAGTAGGGAAATCGAGGCTTTAGAGAGATTACTTAAAGCAGCGGAAACACAGCTAGAGGATGTGAAGGCCGATCGTGACGAATGGAGAAAACAGGCAAACCAGTTGCTACTAACGAACACCCCAACGATACGTAAAAAGATATTTGGTATCTTCTAATAGATAAGACCACCCAATTTATACTGGATGGCCTCATAGTCGGTTACAGTTTTTTTCTCAGGGTGTTTGGGGGCGGCTCTGTGTACCTATTCAGTCTGTTTGGGCGGCAGAATGAATATGGTACTAGGAGCATTAACGTCTAACTCCATCTGAGACTTTGCTCCTAAACCAGTTCTATCCAGTATCTCCTTAGAAGCTGAGATGATGTGCCGGGCATTGAAGGTATCGGGATTATCTAAGATCGATGTAAGAGCATAAGCCGCTTTAGGAGCATACATTGCTAACAGAGTTTCTGTAGCTTCTTTAATCTCTTTGCGTAGGTCTTTGGCTGTGTGAGCGATCTTAGTATTATCGCTGTATCCAGCTATCCGCATAGCTGCCCTTAGATCACCCATAGCCTCTTCTGAGAGCAATGCATCTAAGAACAATTGTTGCTTTGTGCTGTGTGATACGATGGATGTTGTCATACTTCTGAAATCCCATGCTGGCGCATTTTTCGCCAAAGAGTGCAATATCGGATACCTAGCTCTTCAGCGGTCTGATACATCATTCTGTCACGCTTCAGTTCTGCGGTGATTATGTCCTTCTCATACTGTTGAAGCCTTTGGTGGAGCGTTTGTGTTTGATGGCTCATCTAATGTCCTTTTGGTGATTTCGGATATGGGTTGAAAAAGGTTTAGAGGGAGTAAAAATGTTGGTGTTTCCCAAACTGTTCTTTTGATCAGTGTGGTCATATCTTTGTGCAGTTTGTCTACGTTCAACCACATCCAACTACTGAATCCCTCTATGTCTTCTAACTCTGGAACATGAATTACGAAGAACACGTCGTAGAACTGCGCCGCCACATTCATCCGGTGAAGTTCTTTCTCATCCAGATAAATAAACAGCCATTGCTTAGACGGTTCTTTCTGTAACTTTTTAACCTTCACCTGAGCAAGAGAAGCAAAGCCTTTAGGCTGGTTAGGCAGGGTAAACAGAATGTCTGGACTTACTGAGTAACCATAGCCGTTTTCATCAGTCGGATGTGGTCGGCTAAAGCGGGGCGTAGGATCAGATAGAGTAGGAACTGTTCCTAATGATGAGGCTGTTCCTCCCATCAAAGCTATGAGTTCCATAAACTCTTTTTCTGCCATTTGACCTTTAGCTTTAGCTTTTAGGAAGTCAGCGTTCGTTCTAGTATTAATCATCTTATTACTTTCTTATATTTCACTGCTCCTCAGGCAGTCTGAACAAATGATTTAATTAGGTGCAAACCAGAACCCGATACTTGTAAGCATCAGTAGAAGGTTCTAGCCACTGGCAGGGTCAAAGCCCTGTCTGATGGATGCCATTATGCCGACTACATTTTTTGATACGGCAGGATGCCAGAGTTTCCTCAACCTGCCTCATGTCGGGTTATCGGACGGGTTCTAAATCCGTGGGGCCATCAGTCTGTTTTGTACAAATCTGTCCATTGTACACCTAAATTAAATCGGAGGTTTTTTTGTAGACGGGGGTCGATTGAAACGCCCTCTAAGTCTATCGGCTTAGATGATAAAACTATCACCTCTAAACCATACTTTCATTATAGCACATTTGAGATTGCAAAGTCAACATATTATCTGATGTTGGCCTACGGCCAAAATACGTAATCCAAACGGGTAAGTCAATCCCTAATTTTATCTGTGGTTATATTGGGTAGCAGCTAACTATCACCTAATATTATCACCCTGTTTCAGACCCTACTTACTGATTTTAAAATCCCAAAAATAGGGCGGGTTTGTATACGGTACGGGTGGTATGGGGGGTGGCACATCCCCGGCCTCTAGACTTTAATCTGAGATAACAGTAAGTGTATTTCAATATCAATCCACCGTATGATGGAACAATACACTAATGGCTACAGGAAGTTTTATAAGTTACCTGAGGGTTTCAACGCAGAAGCAGGGACAGTCCGGTTTAGGATTGGAAGCACAACGCAAAGCGGTAGATGATTATCTCAACGGCGGTGATTGGAATGTCATCGAAGAAGTTGTTGAGATCGAAAGCGGGAAGAATAACAAACGCCCAAAACTGTTGGAAGCAATAGAACTTTGCAAATCAACTGGTGCTACTTTGGTCGTGGCTAAAATCGATAGACTAGCCCGTGATGCAGCATTCCTTCTGAACCTTAGAGATGCAGGAATAAATTTCATTGCAGCGGATATGCCTGAAGCTAATCGACTGACCATCGGGATTATGGCTTTAGTTGCAGAACAGGAGCGAGAAGCAATCTCCAAACGTACCAAAGATGCTCTGGCGGCAGCTAAAGCTAGAGGCGTCCAATTAGGCGCTTACAGGGACGGTAAGTTTGTTGGACGGGTTGGCACAAGGGAAGACGCTCAGAGAGCCTCAGAGAGCCGTACAGCGCTCTACCGTCTTCGTGCTGAGGCGAAGTTCGATAACATTGCAAGGATTGATCCTGATGGTTCTATGAGCCTCAGAGAGATAGCTAAGAAGCTAAATGATGACCGTGTGCCTACAGTTTCCGGAAAAGGTATTTGGAATGCTAGTTCGGTACGCAGGTTGAAGGCTATTTCTGGCTGACTGTTAATCAATTGGTCGTAGGTGATCTAGACGCATGGGATTCAAAATTCCCTGCGTGTGGACTTCCGTGCGGGACTGTAACTCCCTCCCAAAACCCTTCTGTCACCCTACCAGAGGAATACCTTCTGTCACTTCACCAGAGGGATGCGGTTAGGACTTCTCCAACCCTCCTAGAAGGAGGTGCGGACTAAGGGACCCCTTTAGAGAACAATGGTGTTTTCGCAGATAAAGGAAGACGAATATGAAACTTACTAATCAAACCGTAATGGCTAACGAAGCAGAACAAGAATATGAATATTGCACTTGTGACTTTTGTTTGGGTGCAGGGCCAGCATGGGGGCCTCAGTACTGCAAGTATGGCGCAGATGATGAAGGCCGACTGCGTGATCCTCTGTTTGATGATGAAGGCGCAATAATTGGGTATATGGTAATTACAAGTGAACCTCAGGAAGACTTAAGTTTTCCATACGTAAGGCAGATGATTAAGATGCTTGAAGCGGGGCCTGTAACAACAATAAAACTGGCAACAGGCAAGGACGTGCAGTTCTTTGGACTACAGGGTGCGGATGCTGACTTCTTTTACTCTTTTGCTAGGCGTCCTGAAATGAGTGAGAACACGCAATCTCTTTTGGATAACACTGAATTATTAGGTGACGCTTTAGCTATAGCTGGTCTTACTTTTGGAGATGTAGCCGAAATAATGGATGAAATAATGGATGAAGAAGTAGATTTTGTTATCGGCCTAAAGACAGAATCCTGACCATTCAGAAGATCGCAATCTTACTTGCGAAATAGCCAGAGTAGGGGAGTTTGTGGCAGGTCAGCGGAATCATAATCTGCGTGTCATTTCTATGCATTTGCTTTGGTGCAGTTGAGGCAAACTTTGTTCAGGTTGAAAACCTGACGTCCTAAAAGACCAGACCCTTAGGAGGGGTCTGGTTCAAATAGTGGTCCCGACAGGATGTGAACCTAAAGGCGCTCCCTTAGCAGGGGAGTAGGTTCGAATAGTCGGGGCGGCGAGATTCGATTATACGACAAATACGTGTTTCGTAAGTGGTTCGATTCCAGGGTCGCCTACCACTATCAGAATCAGACTACTCCCTTAACAGGGAGCAAATTGCTATTTCGCAGGTTCGAATCCTGCTAGCCGGACTATTCAGGCTATTGGTTTCATTTTGTTTATTCGTCTTTTTGCGCCGTTTTTGCGCTAAGTTTTGTGTTTCAATTCAATGTGTTTTGGGGTAGTGTCATGATCTAATCTTCTAGAATGCGAGTTTATAATATGACAAAATCAGTAATGACGAGGGGCAAAATTACTCCAATGAATAATATAGATTACAGTCAAAAAATTCTTACAAGACAGGAATTCGGTAAAAGATTATATAATTTCATGATGCGAAAGCAAATGACACAGAGCGATTTAGCAAGAGCGTCTGGCATGGGACGAGATTCAATCAGCCAGTATGTTCGAGGGCGTTCTGTTCCATCCCCAAAAAATTTGCAAAAACTGTGTGATGCGTTGGACGTGGAACCTGATGTTTTGTTTCCGAATTATGATGCACAAGCAAACGCAGTTGAACAGCCGACGCTCGAAATGAAATCGATTGAAGCAGATGCTGAAAATTTCTGGCTCCGCATCAACATGAAGGTTCCTGCCATGAAAGCGATGGAGGTTATGAAGATTCTTAAAGGTTAATCTCTTAGTAGTTCGGTAAGTCGTCAGTCTCATAACCTGAAGGTCGTAGGTTCAAATCCTGTTGTTAATATAGTTATTATAAGAGTTACGCTTCCGAAAACTTCTTATAAGAAATTGATGCAGAACAATGTTTCAAGAGTGCTGGTGTGTGAAGTGACGAAAGATTGGTGTGTGAAGTGACGAAGATTGGTGTGTGAAGTGACGAAAGTCTGGTGTGTGAAGTGACGAATGGTATGGTGTGTGAAATGACGAAATATTCTTGCAGCACTGGTGTGTGAAATGACAAACCGAAATCCGCTACTTCCAGACCGCCACCCCCAACAGGACTTCTTTGTCTGTGACATCGTAGATGCTGCAATCAAAGGCGACATGGCGAGTATGGAACACCCTGTCTTTAGCCTCATGACGAAGCCCGACATGACGGTGCGGAATTATCAAAACGGGGATAAGTTTCTCCGTGCATCGCCATCAGCAAAAGGATTGGCGACAGTCCATGACAGGGACATTCTTATCTACTGCATCAGTCAGTGTGTAGCGGCTCGTAACGAAGGTAAGGAACCTAGTGCGAAGCTAAAGATTAACGCTTACGAAATGCTCAAGGCTACTAATCGCCAAACGTCAGGGCGTGGTTACGACTTGCTCGAAGATACCTTGCGAAGGTTGCAAGGAACACAGATTGAAACGAACATCAAACAAGGTAGCAAAGCACGAATATCAGGATTTAGTCTGATTGACCGTTATGACATCGTGCGAGAAACTCTTGATGGCAGGATGCTGGACCTTGAGATTACACTGTCAGATTGGGTGACTGAGTCCATCAAAAACAACCACGTCCTAACTCTAAGCCCAACCTACTTCCAGCTTCGCAAACCCCTTGAAAGGCGCCTCTATGAGATAGCCAGAAAGCACTGTGGCAAACAACCGAAGTGGGAAATTGGATTAGAGAAGCTGAAAGAAAAGGCTGGCTCCCTGTCTACAGAAAAAGAGTTTAAGCGGATGCTGTCAAAGGTCATAACAGACAACCTAACGCACAAACATATGCCCGATTACACGTTTGAACTTGCTGACCATAAACTAATTGTTCGCCCCATCAGGTCAGCACCCACCCAAAGCTATCTCCCTCCGTTGAGCTCCGACACATATGAGGAAGCACGTAAGTACGCTTCGGGTTGGGACATCAGGGTGCTGGAAAGCGAATGGCGTAATTGGGTTACTACAAAACAAATCAAAATAAGAAACGCCGACACCGACTTCATTAGCTTCTGCAAGAAGCGTGGGCCGTATAAGCAAGAGGAACTTTTTTGATGAAACGAACACTGACAGCACTGACATAGACAGCTATGTTGCCTGATTAGGTCATATTGGGTATCAGGTAGTATCAGTGTAACTATCAGTGAGAAATATCATGTATTCTCCACAGAAATCGGCTGAAATAGCAGGTGTTAGCAGGAAGACTGTTATGGATGCTATAAACGCCCAAAAACTCAATGCCACAAGGAACAACCGTAATCATTGGGTGATATCTAAGGATGATCTAAAGGCGTGGATGGATACAAGAGGGGTGAAACTTAAACCTGATACCTCCAGTGATACTTCCAGTGATGCTACCACTATACTATCAGTGGAAAACAGTGCCTTAAAGGCAGAGGTTAAAGCAAAAGATGAAACCATCACTGATTTGAAGGTAGAGCGTGACGATTGGAAGGCTCTGGCACAACGCTCAGTGTGGCAGAGACTATTTGGTAAATAGATAAGACCACCCAAATTTAATTGGATGGCCTCTGATTGCTTTGCAGTTTTTGTGTGAGCGTGTTGTGGGGCGGCTCTAAGTACCTATTGGGTCTGTTTGGGCGGCATAATAAACATAGCAGTAGGGGCGTTCACCTCTACATCCAACTGGCTCTTCACCCCAAAACCTGTCCTGTCTAGGATTTCCTTCGATGCTGAAATGATGTGCCTAGCGTTGAGAGCATCAGGATTATCTAAGATCGATGTAAGAGCGTAAGCAGCTTTTGGGGCATACAGAGCCAGTAGTGTTTCCGTAGCTTCTTTAATCTCTTTGCGAAGCTCTCTGGCGGTATGGGCAATCTTAGTGCTGTCGCTGTATCCAGCCATCCGCATCGCTGTCCTTAGGTCGCCCATGGCTTCTTCTGATACCAATGCATCTAAGAACAGTTGTTGTTTAGCTGTGTGTGAAATGACGGATGGCATCATGCTGCTGAAATCCCATGCTCACGCATCTTCCTCCAAAGAGTATTGTACCTGATGCCTAGTACTTCTGCAGTCTGATACATCATCCGACCATGCTCTAGTTCTGCAACTATTATAGCCTTTTCATGCTTTTGAAGTTGTTGGCGGAGCGTTGATGTTTGAGGGAGCATCTGGTGTCCTTTTCGTTATTTCAGATAAAGATTGGAATAGGTTTAAAGGGAGAAGAAAGGTTGATGTTCCACAGACCGTTCGTTTGATCAGGCTGGTGGTATCTCTTCGTAAATCATCTGTGTTTAACCACATCCAACTGCTGAAGCCGTCTATGTCTTCTAGCTCTGGGACATGGATTATGAAGAACACATCGTAAAACTGTGCTGCTAAGTTCATTCGGTGAAGTTCTTTCTCATCCAGATAAACAAACAGCCATTTCTTAGACGGTTCTTTCTGTAGCTTTTTAAGTTTCACCTGAGCGAGTGATACAAAGCCTCTAGGCTGGTTAGGAAGGGTGAACGCAATGTCTGGACTTACTGAGAAACAATAGCCGTTTTCATTGGTTGCGTGTGGTCGGCTGAAACGAGGTGTAGGGTCAGATAAGGTAGGAACTGTTCCTAATGCTGAAGCTGTTCCTCCCATCAAAGCTATGTGTTCCATGAACTCTTTTTCGGCCCGTTGCCCTTTGGCTTTGGCCGCAAGGAAGTCTGTAGTAGTTCTTTTATTTATCATTGAAGTTACCTGTATTTCACTGCTTCCCCAAACAGCACGATTAAAGGAAATGATTTAATTAGGTTCAACCGAACACCCGACACTTGAGGTGTCAGATTTAAGGTATTGAGCCGTGGCAGGGTCGTTGCCCAGTCTGATGGAAGCGCCATTATGCCGACTGCATTTTTTGTTACCGCAGATGCCGGTCCTGCGTCGTGTCGGGTTATCGGACGGGTGTTCAGATCCGTGGGGCCAATCAGTATATTTGTGCAAATTTATCCATTGCACACCTAAATTAAATCGTGGGGATTTCGTAGGCAGGTGCGCTTAAATACGCTGCCAGAACCTACAGCCAGCGGTTGGGATTAAAATCACTTAAACCGTACTTATAGTATAACATAAAAGAGATGGCTGTGTCAACAAATTATCTGATGTTGGCCTCTGGCCAAAATACGTAATCCAAACGGGTAAGTCAATCCCTAATTTTATATGAGGTGGTGGTAGGTAGCAGCTAAATATCACCTAATATTATCACCCTGTTTCAGACCTCATTTGCAGTTTTTAAAATCCCAAAATTAGGGCGGGTTTGTATATAGTACCGGTACCGGTGGGGGTGGCTCATGGCCCGGGGAGCAGTAATCTTGTACAAGATGATCCACCGTTGACGTTATGTACATTTCGTCTTAGCTTAAATCTGAAATCAAACAGAAGACGGTGCGATCATGAAAGAGTTTGTAACCTACACAAGAGTTAGCACCAAACGTCAGGGTGAAAGCGGTTTAGGTTTGGAAGCACAGAAGCGTGATATAGCAATCTTCTTTGATAGCTATGCTGCGCAACCGTACAACGTCATTGGAAGCTTCTGCGATGTTGCTAGCGGCTCTAAAACAGACAGAGCAGAATTAGCTTCTGCCGTAGCAATGGCGAAGCAAACAGGCGCTACACTTTTGGTGGCAAAGTTAGATCGTTTGAGTAGGTCAGTGGCTGAGATAGCAAAGCTATTGGAAGATAAGTCTTTGGAATTCCGTGTCGCTACGATGCCTCACGCTGATAAATTCCAGTTGCACATCTATGCAGCTTTGGCAGAGCAAGAGAAAGATTTTATCAGTAAGCGTACAAAATCTGCACTACAGGCTGCAAAAGCTAGAGGTGTTTTATTGGGCGGTGCTAGGCCTGAAGCAGGAGTAAGACACGCTGCCGTTAAAGAGGTTGCCGATGGACACGCTAATAGAGTTCGATCCGTTATCCAGTCTTATCGTAATAATGGCTTTAGCTATCGTGATATAGCCTCCCACCTTAACCAACTAGAAATCGCTACGGCTAGAGGTGGTGAATGGTTTGCTTCTACTGTGCGAAACTATGATTTGCGTATAGCAGCTATCGTGGATGCTGCGAGGTAAGGGCTCCTTAGAGGCCCGTACAGCGCTGTTCTGCTCAAATACGGACAGGAACCATCATTGCTCAAGAGGTATGCTACTGATGGCTCTATGAGCCTCAGAGCGATAGCTAAGAAGCTAAATGATGACCGTGTACCTACAGTTTCCGGAAAAGGTATTTGGAATGCTAGTTCGGTACGCAGGTTGAAAGCCATTTCTGGCTGACTGTTAATCAATTGGTCGTAGGTGATCTAGACGCATGGGATTCAAAATCCCCTGCGTGTGGGACTTCCATGCGGGACTGTAACTCCCTCTGCAAAACCTTCTGTCACTTCACCAGAGGAACCCTTCTGTCCACCTACCAGAGGAATACCTTCTGTCACCCTACCAGAGGGATGCGGTTAGGACTTCTCCAACCCTCCTAGAAGGAGGTGCGGACTAAGGGACCCCTTTAGAGAACAATGGTGTTTTCGCAGATAAAGGAAGACGAATATGAAACTTACTAATCAAACC